GCGCGGCCCTTCGCCGTCAACCCGGCACCACGCGACGCGGGCAACTTCTCGCCGCGACCGACACTCAACTTGACCGACTTCTTCGCCATGCACACCACCGTACCGTCACCACTCGCGCATCACGTCATCGTGACGCAAGATTGATCCCAAAGTGTCCGGGCTGTACTGCGGCTCGTCCTCGACCGGACCACCAACCTCCGCGCACAGCATCAACGCCCCGGCCAGCGCAATCACGCGGTCACCGTGCGCCTCACGCGCACCGCTGGTCTCGTCACGGCGAGACCCGGCCTCGATGCTCCCGTCGTCGAGGATGACGTACTCCAGCATCTCGTCGAGCGAGTCCATGCTGGGGATCTCCACCTCGCCCTGCGCGATCGCACGGCTCAAGTCACCCAGCAGCGCACGCTTGGCACGCTTGGTGCTGGTCCACCCCACACGCCGCGTGGCCCGCTCGCTGGTCGTACCCGTCTGCCGCTGGCGGTAGATCGCGGGGTACTGCGCCCGGTCGAAGTCGTGCTGCAACGCCGCGCCCGGGCCGTTGGTCTCCCACCCCACCAGCGTGGCCCGCTTGCCCCGCCACACCCGGCGCATGGCGTTCGCCACCTCCAGCGCGAGGTCGTACGTCGCGATGTTGGGGTCCACGAACTCCGCCACCACCCGGCGGTCCAGCGCGTCCATGACGCAGACGGCGCTGTTGGCACTGCCCGTGCCGTGCGACGGGTCGATGAACGCGACGTACTCCGCCGTGCGCGACGGCTCCCCCCACACGCGCCACCGGCCCTGCGGCTCCGGCACCAGCCGGTCGCGGCGGACCTCGCACCGTCGCGGCTCCGCCCCGTGCTTGTCGCGGTGGGCGGTCACGATGTGCGACGGGAAGAACGCAGCCCCGCTGCCGACGCTCTCCGCGAAGACGTTCTGCGCGAGGTCAACCCGGTCACGGCGGCGCACCTGCTCCGCCAGCCACGGGGTCCACACGAACGGCGACCCGGCGAACCCGGTGACGGACCCGTCGTCGTCGATGCGGTGCTGCGCCCCGGCCCCCTTCTCCGGGTGGTCGTGGTACATCAACTCGACCAGCCGTGGCTCGCCCCGCGTGCGTGCTGCCCCGACCAGCCGGGAGTACTCGCTGCCCGCGCCGATGGGCGTGCTGTTGGCGACGCGGCAGGACGTGCAGTCGGCTGCGGAGCGCCACGCTGCGGCGGCGTTGTCGAGGGCCGCGAACTCGTCGAAGAGGACGAACGTGCGGCGACCACCGCGCCCGATGTGTTCCGTGCTGGCTTGGCCGGTGATCGTGGCCCCGCTGGTCGGGTGGCGCAGCACCATGTGCTGGCGGAACTGCCCGCCCTTGGCGAGCGCGTCCGGGGCGCAGGGCAGCAGCCACGGTGGCTGCGACTCCAGCAGGTAGTCGAGTTTCCAGAAGAGGCTGTCCGGGTCGCCGCTGCGATCGACGAGGTCCTCGACGCGGCTGACCAGCAGCGACTGCCAGCCCTTGAACATCCAGCCCCACACGGCGATGGCGGAGACCAGCCACGATGCGCCCATGTCGCGGCTCTTGCGGATCACCACGTCGCGGCCAGCCTCGATGCCCTCGATCACCTCGCGTGCTGCGCGGCGTTGGCATGGCCACAGCATGAACGGGACGTGGGGCTGGCGCACCGGGCGCTCGCGCCCATCGTCGCCGACCTCCTTCACACGGAAGGTCCACGCGGTGGCGTCGCACCACGCGGCGAAGTCGGTGGCGAAGGCGGCCCGCAGGTGCGGTCGCTCCTCCGCCGTCGCTTTCAGAATGCGCTGCCTGAACTGAACGATGGCGAGCGGATCAGTCACGCCGCTGCCCTGCGGTCAGCGCGAGGGTGATGGCGAGCGCGACGGCGATGGCCGTGGCGATGCTCACTCGTCGCCCTCCGGCTTGGCCTCGATGGCGGGCAGCGGGGCGGGCAGCATGGCGGCGCTCCACTCCGCGAGCATCATCGCGCCCCGGCTGGCCTCGCCGTTCTCGATGGCGATCGGCCCGCCGTTGGCCCCGGTGTGTTCGACGCTCGACCGCTCGCGGTAGACCGACGGTCGCAACCCCTTGAGCCGGAACATGAGGATCTGCGCGGCGCTGCTGTTCAACTCTCGCTCGCCGTTTACAACGGCATCGGCGATGGCCTCCAACCGCCTCGCAGTCAGCGGCTCCAGCGCATCCCACGCAGCGCGGAACTTGGCGTCGGCTGCGTACCACTTGCACGGCGTGAACTCCGCCACGCCAGCCTCGCGGGCAGCAGCGGTGACACCAAGCGATGGCAGCGCGGCGAGGAAGGCGAGTTTCCTCGACTCGATCTCCGGCCCCTCATCGAGCGCAGGGCGACCCCTTTGTTCACGCGGCGGCAGTGCCATCGTCTGCATTCGACAGCCCCGATTCCCTGATCATCTGTAGCCTCGCGAAAAAATCTTCAGAATCCTGCCCCTACCCCCTTGACAGTGCAGTACCGTGCAGTACTGTGTGTGCATCGATCACCTGCTGATCGGTCGCTCTTTGACAAGTCAACCCTCAAGCCCCACGGTTTGAGCCTGCCGCCCCGGACCGGGGCGCATGGCCTGCACCGTGCAGGATGCCTCGACACACCTCACACATGGAGACACGCATGAGCCTGAAGAAGACCCCAACCGTGCGCGGCGCTGACGCCGCCTACATCGCCCGCCTGTCCAAGGCGGCGCTCGTCGATGTCCTGACCGAAGCCCTCCGGCTGGCCGCCGGGGAGTGCGACACCGAACTGACCGCCGAAGCCGTGCGCGAGGTCGTCGAGCCGACGCTGCGCCGCCGTGGCGACGCGGTGCCGCCGATCCACACCCCGTACTGGATCGTCGGCGTGGTCTACACCAACGGCAACGCAACGGGTCATCGGTTCGCGTCCCGTGCGGAGGCGCTGGCCGCGATACCGCCGATCGAGGAATGGGAGACCGACGTGGCCGCGCACGTCATCGCCCACAGCCGGACGGGCAACAACCGCGACGAGCGGCACCACCGCACGATCGCCCGGGCGTCGTGGACCGCTCACGCGAAGCCCGGGCCAACGGGCGTAGTGTTCAAGGCGGAGCCAGTCAGGTTCCGCTTGGCCTGACAGCACTGGCCTAGCCGCCCCTACGGGGGCGGCGTGGCCCGGACTGTCCGGGATTCACAACTCACACATGGAGAGCCTTGCAATGCCCAACCCGACCCGATGCGCCATCTCGCACCTCTGCGCCTTCCTGCGCGAGCGCAGCCTGTTCCTTGCCGACAGCGCCAACTACACCGACTCGCTGAAGTTCCCGTCCAACGACACCGACGTGATCCTGAAGGCCGTCGGGGCGTGTGGCGACGCCAACCTGACCATCGTCGATGCCGACTGCAACAAGGTCGGATGGGTCTACCTGATCCAGTGGCCCGCCGTCGCCAAGGACGAGTCGGTCGCCGACTGGGGCGACAACGACCTGATGAAGCAGTGGTGGAACTCGTTTGAAGCGATCGGCTGACCGATGCGCGGGTGACCGCCCCTACTGGGGCGGCATCCCCTGCACCGTGCAGGAACTCGATTCCCCCAACATGGAGAGACACACATGGCAACCCTTCGCGATCGATACATCGCCGCGCTCACCGCACTGTGCGGTGACGGGCAGCGCATCCCCCGCTCTGACTTCGTTGCGTTCACCTCGCCGAACGTGACCACGGAGATCACCAGCGGCACCCGCCGCTGGCGCATCCGTGGCACTGGCGGCGTGTGGTTCGTCGGTGGCCGGACCAGCGTCCGGTACACCATTCAGGCCCGCAAGTCTGACAGCCACGCGGTGACCGAAAGAACGCGGGCTGTGCTGGCCGACATCGGCGCTGCCGTGTTGGCCGGTACGGCGACCGTCAAGCCGACCGCAGCCCACAGCGCCGACGCGCTGGTGGATTCGGTGGCCCTCGATCCCCAGCAGCAGTGGCTGTGGGGCTGACCACAACCTTCAACCGGAGACACACACATGGCAACCCGAATCACCCGTGCCGATATCGAGAACGCGGTATACCGCCTGAACAACTGGGGCAAGTGGAAAGATGGGGACAACGGCTACTTCAAGGTGTACAGCGCCAATGGGCGGTACACGCTCGACAGGCTCGTCACGCTCGACACGCGGAACGGTCCTCGCCTGCAATGGACGAAGGTCATCAGCCGTCCGGCTAGGGAGATGGTGGAGTACATCGATGCATACCTCGATGGCTACCGAACTCGCGAGGAGGACGCGGAGGCTGGCCGATACCAGCGCATCTGACCCAGTACGCGGCTCGGCACCCTTCGGGGTGCCTTGCCCTGCACTGTGCAGGATTCACAACCCCAACATGGAGAGACCTATGGCTCGACACCTGATTGCAATCGTTGACGACGTTCACGCATCCGCCACCAGCCTGACCGTCCGCAGCATGGACGCGCAGGAGTACGAACGGGCCGTCGCCGACGGCCTCGATGGCGGAGACCTCGCGGACCGCGCCGACCTGATGTTCGCTGCTAACGCGCCCGTCGGGCTGGACGGTGCCTCGATCGAGGCTGCGACCGACATCGTCGCCGACCTGATCCTGCTCGCCGGTGGGCAGTGGGCGGACATCCTCCGCATCGCGACCGACCACGCCAACCGTGAGCGCCGCCAGCGTGGCGGCAACGTCTGATCACTCACGCCCAACATGGAGAGACACACATGACCGCTCTGCAACTCGCCTCGATGCTCCGACGCAACCCCGTTCCGGCGAACGTCCAAAAGGTGTTCGATGCGAAGTACTACCCCGTGATGTGGGGCGACGATCGCTACAACCTCTACCTGACCCGGATCGATTGCTTCACCACCGACGGCGGCACCACATGGACCGACATCGATGGCGACCCCGTGCCGCAGCGCAGCATCACCATCGGGCTGATGGGCGCGACGATCCTGTTCGTCGGTGGTCCGAACCACGGCGATGTCCTGCACCCGACCAACTAACCCGGAGACACACCCATGACCGACTCGATCCGCCTGATCAAGCGCGAACTCCGCGCCCGCGTGGTCGCCCGCGACGACCAGTACCTGACCCAACTCCTGCGCCGTGCCAACGTGCGCGTCCTGTGCGAGCCGCAGTGCGTGACCGTGATCGTGGGGATCCCCACGACCCACATGGACCTCGACAGGTGGGGCATCCCGAACCAGTCCACCCGCCGTGTGGAGTGGGAGACCCTTGCGATGGCGAGCGATCGCACCCTGCGCGGTGCGGTCCGCAACCTGCTGGACGCGCACCTTGGCGCAGTGCAGCACTGCTCGATGCAGGTTCCGCACATCGAGTTCCACGCTGCGCGGGGTGCGGCATGATCGCCGCGCTCGTCGCCGTGGCGCTCGTCGTGCCGCCCCCGCCGGGGACCGACGTGCGCCGGATCCTCGATGCCATCGAGGCCGTCGAGACTGGCGGCCACCGCAACCCCGACGCCGCCGTCGGGGACGGTGGCAAGGCGCGGGGCAGGTTGCAGATCCACCGATGTGCGTGGGTCGATGCCGTGGCCTACAGCCCCGCGCTGGGCAAGCGCGAGTACCTCGATGTCCACGATCGCGAGTACGCGGAGGCAGTGTTCGTGGCGTACGTCAGCAGGTACGCTCCCGACTGGTCGATCGAGACCGTCGCCGGAGTGTGGAACGGCGGGCCGAAGGGCCACCGGAAGAATGCGACCAAGGCGTACCGCGCCAAGGCCCGCGCAGCATGGGAGCGCAGCGATGAATAAGCAACAGGGTCGGGGACGCAACCGGCGGCGTCGAGGCAAGGCGCAGTTCCACGCCTACCTGTGCCGGGTCAACGATGACGGATATCCGTGTCAGGATTTCGACGACCGTCCCGGGACGGCCAGCCTGACCTGCCCCCGTGACGTGGCCGACGCCGTCCGGTCCCGCCACCCCGTGGCCGTCCGGCTCCGGGAAGGCCGCATCGCAGCCCACTCCGCCCGGGTTGCATGGGAGGAGGCGGAGTGGCTCGCCAGCATCGACAGGAAGGCGGCTAGGAGGCGCTCCAAGGCGTCCGAAGGGGGCGGGTGCCACCTCGGGTCGTCCAAGCCAGCCAAGGCCGCAGAAGCCGTCCTAGGCGCTCCCCCCCTGCAACCCCCCCGGGAGGGGGGGTCTGTGACTGTGACTGTGAATGTGAATACCCTCGATTTGCGCTACGGTGACCGGGGCGGTGACCGTGGCGGTCAACGTAGCGGTGACCGGGGCGGTCAACGGGGCGGTGACCGTGTGCAACCGACCTACTACCGATCCCCGGACTACTGGCAGGAACCGGACCTGCCCGGGGTAATCTCTGATCAGGAGGACCGCCTGTGACACCCATCTGTCTGCATCGATCACCCGACGGCCAGTACTGGGTCGCCCACAGCGGGCGCAGAGCATGGGTCGCATCCTCCCGCAGCGAGATCATCCGCATCCTGCACCGTGACCTGATGCGGTTCACCGTCACCGGCGTACTCATGGACCTGCCCAACCGCCAGCCCGACGGATTCCCCGACGACGGCGACAGGGATCCTGCCACGGGTGCCGTCTACGGCGAACCCCAGTAGTAGACTCCCACAGTCTTTCCATGTGCGGCCCCCCCAGCGCGATGCGCTCGGGGGGCTTTTTCATTTGCCGACCCTTGGCACGGCCAGTAGCCCGAACCACGCAATCGGAAGCAGCACCACCCGCTCGATGTCGGCGGGATCGCCCCGGTCAACCCGGCCACCAAGGCCGACCGTCCATTTGACGGTTTGACCAGCGTCCAATCGCAACCACCCGGCGGCGTCAGACCAACGGACCAGCAGCACCCCGGCAATGCCACGCTCGATGGCAGCATCGCGCAGACCAAGAGCCTTCGCCTCGCTCACCATGTAGGTCGGGTACTCGCGCATCGTGCAGCGCCGGACCTTGACCTCGACGATCGCCACGGCCAGTCCATCGCGCACCATCTCGTAGTCCCACGGTGCCAACGCTGGCATCTCCACCGGCGTACTGCCAGTCGCAGCAGCCAGCCAGCCGATGGCCTCGGCCTGCGCCTTCCGGTCTGCTGATGTTTCGTAGACCGGACGCACGGCTAGTCACTCGGACGGGTTCACGCACCGGGCCGTGATCGTGACGCCAGCGTCCTGCCCAGTGCCACGGAAGACCGCAGCCTTGATCTCGACCAGCCGCCGGTCGTCCACCCACCAGCCAGCATCGGTCAGCCCATCGATGTACGCCTTGCACCGGCTGATCGCATTGTCGCAGTCGGGTGCCTGCGCCCCCTTCGTGCGGTACGCAATCGTCAGGCTGACATCCCTGAATGGCATCGGCGGGGCCACCGTGGACCCCGCCGTGAACGCCAATGCCCGGTCTGCCTTGACGAGTTTCGCTCGCGCAGCCCAGTGGTCTCGTCCGTTACTGCCCTTGCTCCTCGGGAGAGGGAGGGAGATCGAAACAGTTCCTGCCATCGAGAGCCTCCTCCCGAATCCTACCGAACCGCTCGACGATCGCGACGAGATGACGGCGCATTCCCTTGCTGCAACTGCACGACTTGCTGGCCCTGATCATCGCCGACAGCAACTCGACCAACGCCTCGTCGAGGGCCGACGCCACCACCGCGTGGCGACTCTCACGCTCCTCTGCCGCCGCCCTCTTGGCCTGCTCCTCGCGCAGCAGAACATCGAGCGGCATCTTGTCCTGCGTCATCGCCGACCCCGCATCCTCCGCAGGGCTGCGGCCAGCATCCGCTTGCCACCCGGCAGGTCTGGATTGATTGGGTACAGCGCCCGGGCCGCCCGCACCTCCTCGTCGGTAGCCGTCGAGATGATCTCGTCGGCCTCGATGTCCAACTCGGCGGCCTCCTCCGCCGTCAGGTCGGTGGACACCACCTGCGAGGAGAACTGTGCGCGGACACTGCTCTCGCGCATGACCTCGCCGTACATCTCCAGCACACGGTGGATCTTCGGCTCCTTGTACTGACCCGCAGGCTCGCACCGATGCCGCTTGATCACATCCATCAGGACGCGCTGGTTCAGTTCAGCGCATCGCTCCGCGAACAGTCCGGCACTGGCGTCGGTCGCATTCCAGTCCGGCCACAGTTCGCGCATCATCGCGTAGTTCAGGGGGTAGGTTCGCACTTCCATGTGTCAGTCTCCTTCCGTGTTGCGAGGGCGTCAGCCCTCTGTGCTGGGGTAGATCACCATCGGCGTCTGCTCGCCAAGCCAAGCGCCCACGATGTTGAACTCCACCCATTCGTGCGCCTCGGTCTCCGTCATGCCCTGCTTGACGTATGAAGCCACCAGCATCGCGTGGCTGTAGACGAGGACATCGGGCTTGCCACACCGCCTGCCGACGCCCATGATGCAGTCGTTCTTCCCGTCGATCGCCATGAGCGTGTCACCGTCATGCTCGTCGCCGGTGTCACGCTCGTCGCCATCATCACGCTCGTCGTCGTCACCAGCCTCCTGCCGCGCCACTGCAACGTCGCGCTCGGCGTCGATGTACTGGTGCAACTGGAGCCGGAGTTCGTCGCGATCCTTGTACAGCATGGTGTTCATCGAGCGCAGCCGGGCCAACTGCTCCTTCAGTGCGTCGATCTCGATGACCAGCGCGGTGTTGCGCTGAACAAGGCGGTTCAGTTCGTTGGTGTTGTCGTTCATCGGTGTCCTTTCTCGATCCTGTCTGCGATCTCGTTGAGCCTGACGGCATCGGCCAGCAGGCCGCCGTCGATGTTGTAGTCGTTCTGCGCGAGGTAGCGGAGGAACTCGGCGTCGGTCATCCCGTCCTGCTTGAAGCAGTCCCAGCCGCGATGTCTCGCGTACTCAATCTGATCCTCCATGATGTCTGCCTCAAGAGAACACACTATCCGCCTCGCCTCGTCGCGCTCGCGCAACGCATCAACGAGTTGACTGTTGAGGCCTCGGATCATTTCGTTCAGGTATTCACGCTCTTCGTCGTTCACTTGCCGTCCTCCTGTGGGAAGCAGTCCCAACCACACCAACGGGCGTAATCGGAAGCAAGCGTGGTCGGTTCACCATCACTTAAACAACTAGCCGATTCGACTCTCTTACATACTTCCCTTCGTGCTTCGTCCCGTTGCCGCCTCATCTCGTCACGCTCGGCGGTGAGGCAGGCATTATTGTCCTCCATCACTACCGCAGCGTATTGTCGTTCACGCATCTGAATGAGAGCATCACGCTCCTTGCGAAGTTGCCCAATCTCCTTGATCGCGCAGTTGATGTAGTGCGCTGCGGTGGCGGGGGAGTCGAAGTGTCCTCCGTCCTCAATGGTTGCGACAATCTGCTGAAGCCGTGGGATGGGGTCGAAGTTGCTCATGTGTGCCGTTGTGGGTGCTGGTGTCATGGCTTGTCCTCCTCGTCTTGAAAATCATCGGGGTAGCACATCACCAGTGCGTCCGTCCAGTTCTCGCACACCATGCATGTAGCGATTTCGGGGCAGTAAATGAAGTCGCACACATGCTTCGGATGCGTGGCATCTGGAGCCATGTTGTCCCGCATCATGTCTACGACAGCCTTCAAGAGCCGCCTCGCCTCGTCGCGCTCGGCGGTGAGGGTTGCGTTCTCCTGCCGAAGTCGCTTGATCTCCGCGATTGCCTTGTCCATCAGCGATACCGCATCGGGCGCAATCGCCGCAATGATGTCTGTGTCTTTCACTTGCCGTCCTCCTTCAAGTATTCCCACCCGCGAGCGGCCCAGAGGTCGGCGTGCTTCGCGGTCGGATCCTTGCACCAGTCGTCAACGATGACCATGCTCCTTGCACCGTCTCGCTCGGCGCGGAGACGGTCGATGGTGTCGGCTGCCTCATCTGCGATCAGACTCATGCAGTCGCGGCGCAGGCGTACTGTGATGTCATCACTCATCGTCGTCGCTCCTTGTGTAGGTCTCGTCGTCGTACATCTCTGTGGCGCATCCGCCGCAGTACGCCACGTCGGCAAGCACCTCGCCGATGCGAGCGTGTTGCCAGACCTGTCCGCACATCCGGCAGTAGCAGTGCCGGGTGGGCTTGTTGAGTTCGGGCTTGGGTTCGTCCGTCATTGGTCTTTCCTGATTCGCTTGAGTTGCTGAACTGGGTCTTCCACTCGCCGCCTCTGCTCGTTCACTCTACGCGCTGCGGCTGCGCGTCGAGTCGAAACACTCTCCATCCTGACACGTTCCGACTCCAGCCGGGGATGGACCAGCAGGCCGTCGTGATCTTCAAACCGGCAACGCAACACCTTCCACATGGCCTGCGTCAGGTCTCCGCAGATCCGCTTCGCAGCCTCGTAGTCGTCCGGGATTCCACCGTTCGACCACTGGAAGCACAGCAGCCTGATGTAGCAGCCAACCTCCGCGCTGCTCATCGCCATCGTTGCCGACACGAAGTCCTGCGTGTACATGGGGAACCACGGGGCTTTCCTCACACCAGCCTCCAGATGCGGATCTCCCGCGCTCTGGCCGCCGTCCGCTCTGACCGGACGCGCTTGCCGGTGTCCGACCACATCGAGCCTCGGAACACGGCTCCTGCTGCGTTCTCCAGCGCCGATGGGTCGATGCCGTCGTCCTCCATACGCCTCTTGACATCGTCAATGCTGGCCTCCCGGCTTGAGCGGGACTGGGCCACGGCAACCGCCGCGACCCTAGCCCGCTCCAGCAGGTCAGCCCGGGGGATCGAGGCCAGCGCGATCCCTCGATCGCGCCGGCGCTCTCCCGCGGAGAGATCCCACAGGTTGTCAGCCACGCTTAACCTCGACGATCTTCGGGAACTTGCTGCTGGTGTCCACGATGACGCCGATGGTCGAGCGGTCGCGGTGGGCAGCCTTGATCACGTCGAACAGGTCGGTGTCCCAGCAGGTGAGGCGCTGGTCGTCGGCGGTCTTGACGGCGAGGTACGGGCTGGCCGTCTTACCCTGCGACTGCTTCTCGTCGCAGAACCGGACCTGAATCCAGATCCACTCCCCATGCTGGTCTGCCTCCGCAGCGGGTGCCGCAGCGGGCGCAGGAGCCGGGGCCGGCTTGGGTGCCGGAGGGGTCTGACTGGGGTGCGGCTCCGGCTCACGCTCGGGGGCGCGTGGCTGGAACGTACGGGCCGGGGCCGACTGGCTGGGGTGCGGCTCGTACCGTGCCTGCTGGCGGGTCGGTGCCACGACTTCCTCGCCGTCGAGGTCGTCCTCACCAGTGATCGAGACCATGCTCGCCAAGGTGTACCGACGCAGGTACGAGCAGATCGATCCGAACTGCTGGATCGTGCAGCGTTCCGGTCGCGGCTCCGTAGCCGACTCCTCGATCCACTCGCCGCTCTTGTGCGAGATGCGAGTGGTGACCGTGATCGTGTCGCGGTCGCTGGAGATGGGCTGCGAGATAACCAGCCCCTCCGCAGCGAACGGCAACCGGATCGCATCGAGGTGAGCCGCCAAGGTGGCGTACCTCGACTTGAAGTGCGGGTTCACCTTGTCGAACGCCGGGTTGGTGATGCTCTTCTGCGCGGCAGCAAGAGCGGTGATGAGCGAGCCGATGGTTTCAGATGTCTTCATGTGCTTGTTCCTTTCGTATCAGACTTCGTCCTCAAGGGCCGACATGGCCCAAGTCGGCACCCTGATGGTGTGCCGACCCCACGTTGCAGCCGGCGGAACGTCCGCCAGCGATGCCTTGTACTCGACGAGCAGGTCGTCGATCTGCTTGTCGAACAGGTGGATCACAGCCTCGTCGAGGTCGTACACGCCGGTGACGTGCGGCTCGTCCTTCTCGACCACGATGAACGTGAAGCCAGTCGGGTTCAGGCCGCAAGCCCGCGCCATGCGGGTGTACCAAGCGGCCTGCAATCCGTAGCCGAAGTTCCACACCGTGCGCTGGAAGTCACGCGGCGATCCGACGGTTGCCGTCGTCTTCACGTCGATGATCTGGCCCTCGTTCCACCAGTCGAATCGAGCCTTCGACTTG